TAAAATGCGGGTACATGGAAAGACCGGATACTTCAATCATGAAATCCACATTGCAATAGCGAAACTTGGGGATAACGTAGTACTCTTTTACATCTTTTTCTTCAATAGAGAGGAGACCGTTACCAAAGCCAGCCGCTGCTGTTTCAGTAACCAAAGGAATGGGCTTTACGTTTGTGGTTTCCCATATCGTTGTTAAAGGGCGGGCTTTGGGTCGATCGATATTATCTTCCGGTATAGGTGTATTGGTAGCAGTAGGATTAACTGTTACAGATTTGAGCATATTCCCATGTCCAGTTAGGAGCCATTCTGGATTAACATCTGGATATGTGGCGATAAATTTCGCCATAACATCTTCGGTTATACCTGTTGCACTTTCAAGGGTCCCCCTTGACACTCCTATTCTGGTATAAAAATCGCGCTTGCTGATGCCTAATGTAGCAGCATATTGCAAAATTCTTTGTTTTATTGGCGATATTTTTTGCTCTTTTGTTTGCATGTGGCGAAATCTTTTGTATATTTGCAAAGTGTTTAATCAGTAAACAGCGGCCAAATATACAAAATTGGCTCGAAATTAACGAGTGTCAGAGATTAAAGAATATGAACCGAAACCTATTATTAACAAGTGAGACGATGGAAAATCAAGAAACGATGATGAAAAAGCGGGATTTTGTAGCCGAACGGGTGAAATGCCGTATCGATGGACTTTTGGAAGAGGCCGACAACTATACGCGAATCATGAATGAGGATTATGAATCATTTTTTATGGATCATGCGGAAGATATGTATAAAGTACAGCTTGAACTTTCCGAATACCGCAAGTTGAAAGCCGTGGTAAGCTCCGGAAGCCTTGAAGATATCCGGTCATATTTGGTAAATAAAGTGAATAACATTACCAATACCCTGCTTGGCGAAAAATTGCGATTAAATACTACCGGCGCCACTACCCAGCTTGCCCATATTTTAGAACTGGAATTGATCCGGGATTTACGCGGCAAGTTTATCATGTTCCTTGACTTTATCGGTAAAGACGAGAATGTCGCCGGATAATAAAAAATCGAGCGTGACAGCCCGGAAGGCGTCAAGAGACGGGCGGACGGTGTGGAAAGACACACGGGGCAATGGTTTTTGCGTTGGGGTTCGATTCCCCATGCCCCACAAAATAATATAAAAACAACGGTATGAAGAGAAAAGTCGTAGTAGATTACGGAGAACAAAAAACCATTGCGAACTTGATGCATTGCACTCCTGAAATGGTTTCTCATTCCCTGTCTTTCCGCAAGAACAGTAAACTTGCGCGTTCTATCCGCAAGCTCGCCATCGAGCGCGGAGGTATAGAAGTCGGTGGCGCACTTCAAACACAAAACCGCCATGAAAAATGATTTTTTCGGCCTGTTCGGTCTCAACACGAGATGGTTCAAAGAATTGAGCCGGAAGCACCGTTTTTTCGTGATTTACTTCCTTTTGAGCTTTCTTCTTCTTTGTTCCGTATCTGAAAATTTACTCTGGGTGTTGTTCGTGGCACTGAATTTTTGGAACTCCGTCCGATTGTTGAAACAGGTTCCGACCGATGGTATAGAGGATTTGTAGTCAAAATAAGAATATGGAATACTATAAAAAGACATTGTGTGTAACTTACGAGGAACTGACGGCTGGAGATGATCCGGTAATACATGGAGCAACCTTGCGTCAGAATGTTCGGCGTGGCAACATCGAGAACATAAACCGAGGTGGAGGCGAAGGAAACACAGCCTTGTATTCCTATTCCTCCCTTCCTGAAAAATACAAGAGGCGCTGGGTGGAGCGTCGTGGGGAACCCGAGAAACAAATGGCAAGGGAGATAATACGCAGCAAGATACAGAAAGACGAATCTGCGGAAAAGTTCTTTGAGTCCTATCGGTACGACAAGAACGGTGAGGAAGTCCATCTTCCGGAGTCGGTGCAAGCGGAATACAGCCTGAATGCATCGGTCTTGAACGCCCTGATACGTGATTTCAACCGTCTCTGCGCCTCCAATAACAAGTTGACCGGCTTCCGCCGTAATATCTGGAAAATAATCCTTGCCACCAGCGAGGAACTTCGGGAAGAATACTCCCATACCCTACCCGGCAGTATAGGACGCTTGAAAAGTATGGTCAACAAATACAAGCCCAATAACTATACCGCGCTTATCAGTGGCAAGTATGGCAACAAGAACACCCTGAAAATCGGGGAGGATGCCGGTCGTTACCTCGTAGCCCTGAAACGCAGCCGTGTACCCGTTTATACCGATATTCAGATATTCGAGGAATACAACCGCACTGCTCCGAAGCGTGGCTGGAAACCGCTAAAAAATCCCCGCAGTCTTCGCGAATGGTTTAACAGTCCGCGCATCGAGCCTTTATGGTATGATGCCGTGTACGGTGAAATGAAAGCACACCAACGCTATGGGCGTAAGCACAAGACAGAATTACCTTTCCGCAGGGACAGCCTCTGGTATGGCGATGGGACCAAGCTGAATCTCTACTATCAAGACGAGAACGGAAAGATACGCACCATCGGCGTGTACGAGGTGATGGACGCATATAGCGAGGTATTGCTTGGTTTTCATATCAGCGAGAATGAGGATTATGAGGCTCAATATCACGCCTACCGCATGGCGCTTCAAGTCAGCGGGCACAAGCCATACGAGCTGGTACATGACAATCAGGGCGGGCATAAGAGACTGGAACGAATATCTGACGGCTTGCTCTCCAAAATCAGCCGCATTCACCGCCCAACTGCCCCATATAGCGGACAGTCAAAGACCATCGAGTCAGTTTTCGGTCGCTTTCAAAGTCAGGTGTTGCATAAGGACTGGCGTTTCACCGGGCAGAATATCACCACGAAAAAGGAATCCAGCCGTCCGAACCTTGAATTTATCGAAGCCAACCGAAATCAGCTGTACACACTCGCCGAGTTGATGGAAAAATACGCGCAGGCAAGGAAAGAGTGGAACGAGATGAAGCACCCGGTCACCGGAATTTCCCGAATCGAGATGTACAATACCAGTGAGAATGAGGATACAGAAATTGTCACGGCTCGTGACATGGTGGACATCTTCTGGGTGATGACCGACCGTCCGAGTACATTTACTTCCAGAGGGATTGAGGTCACTATCGGTGGAAAGAAATACACTTATGAGGTTTATTCCTCACCAGGTATTCCGGACCATGAATGGCGTCGCAAGAATACCTACAAAGAGTTTTACGTGAAATACGATCCTTATGATTTCGGCAGCGTCCGCCTGTATTGGAAAGACAAAGGGGGCGAATTGCGTTTCGAGCGTGTGGCAGAGCCCTATATGGTTATCCATCGAGCCATTCAGGATCAAGAGGCGGGCGAGGCAGCATTTATACGCCGGGAACAAGAGGCTAACGTGCAAGATCGCATCGAGCGTCAGATCGTCGCTAAATCAATAGAATATGAACACGGTGTGGCACCAGAGCAACACGGGCTGACTACCCCGAAGCTGAAAGGAGTCACAGCCGAAGTGCAACGACAGATAGACCGCCGTACCAAGAAATACAGCCTCCCGCCGGAGGAAGTCATGTTGGGACGATCCACCAAAGTAATCAGTAGCATCACCTGGGATCAGTTGAAACTTAAAGAAGTGCCTCAGCGTAAGATAGTAGGGAAATTATAATAAAAATCTAACAAGTACGAATCATGAACGAATTGAAAATGTCGGAAAAAGATGCCATCAGCGAAAGCCTCCGTGCTTACGTTGCAAAATATCCGAGTCAGACAAAGGCTGCAAGTAGCTTGAAAAATACCAGCGTGGGAACCATCAGTAATATCTTGAACGGGAAATATGACAACATCAGCGATGAGATGTTCCGCAATATTGCCTCTCAAACAGGAGCAGCCAATCCTACCGGCTGGCAGATTGTCGAGACGGGAGCATATCAGGAGATAACCGGAGTTTTGTCCGACGCTCAACGTTGGCGCAATGTGACTTGGGTAACAGGTGAAGCCGGTTGCGGCAAGAGTACCACTGCGCACGTTTACCTTCGGGAACACAAGGAAGTGTTCTATATCCTTTGTTCCGAGGACATGAAGAAAGGGGACTTTGTCCGTGAGATAGCCCGAACGGTAGGACTCCGTACCGAAGGCTGTAACATTCGAGAAGTCTGGGGACTTATCCTGGACGACATCATTCAGATGGACGCTCCCCTGTTGGTGTTCGACGAGGCGGACAAGCTGACCGAACCGGTATTTCATTATTTCATCAGTTTGTATAACAAATTGGAGGAAAAGTGCGGCGTGGTATTCCTAAGTACTGACTACATTACCAAGCGCATCAGTAACGGACTAAGATATCAGAAACCGGGCTATAAAGAATTTTACAGTCGTATCGGCAGAAAGTTCTATACGTTGGAACCCACGGAAGCGAGCGACGTGTACGCCATCTGTACCGCCAACGGCGTGACCGACAAGAAAGATATAGACTGCGTGATGAAGGAAGCCGTCACTTGTGACTTCGACCTCCGTAGGGTGAAGAGATCCATTCACAAGGTAAAACGCATGTACGAGTAAACACAGATTAAAATGCGTTCAAATGTAATTTAAAGACCATTAAAAAGAGCCAGATCATGAAACGAGCTTTGAATGTGAGGGATATCCTGAGTAAGAAGTATGAAACTTTTCCCTTCGAGGGGAAATGGCGCGAAGCCTTCGAAACACCAGAACGTACCGGTGTGTGGTTTATTTGGGGTGCCAGCGGCAATGGCAAGACATCTTTCGTGATGCAGCTTTGTAAGGAACTTTGCAAGTACGACCGCGTGGCGTTCAATTCGTTGGAGGAAGGCACGAGCCTCACTGTGCAGAACAATCTGAAACGTTTCGGTATGTCAGAGGTAAGCCGTCGTTTGGGTTTCATCAAGGAGGACATTCCCGCTTTGCGGGACAGGCTCCGTCGGCCTAAGAGTTATAAAATCGTAATCATAGATAGCCTCCAATATACACAAATGACATACAGGGATTATATCGGGTTGAAGGAGGAGTTCCCTGACAAACTGTTCATTTTCATCAGCCATGCCCGGGGTAAAAGTCCCAAAGGCGATGCCGCTACCAGCGTAATGTACGATGCCGACTTGAAGATATGGGTAGAAGGTTACGTGGCTTTCAGTAAGGGTCGTTATCAAGGCTGCACCGGGAAGTATGTGATTTGGGAAAAAGGATCTATGGATTATTGGGGGGTATGACATTATGGAGAAACAAAGTATGCGCCGGAAGAACCTGCTGTATAGACTCCGGAAGAAGGGCGTGAAAGTCGACACGAGAGAACGCTGTGTTTACCTGCCCTACGGCAGCGAGCCGGACAACATCGCACAGGTTCGCCGTCTGCGGAGAGAATATGATTTTGTAGTACAATTTGAAATAGTATGATCATGGAAAAGACGCAAGAAAACATTTGCTGCATTTGCTGCAGGAAGTTCATCGGATACGGGTATAACCCATATCCGATAAAAGAAGAGGGACGATGCTGCAAACTGTGTAACTACACGGTGGTACTGGAAGAACGATTGAATGAATTTTACGAACGACAAAACCACAGAAAAAAATGAACAAGAAAGTGTACATCAGCGGGGCGATAGCCCATTATGACTTGGAAGAGCGCAAGGCGGCTTTTGGAAATGCGGAACGATTCCTTGCCTTGAAAGGCTACAATCCCGTGAACCCGTTCAAGAATGGGCTGCCCGACGAGGCGCATTGGCGGGAGCACATGCGGGCGGACATCGCCCTGCTGCTCGGTTGTGATTATATCTACATGCTTCGAGGCTGGGAGCTGTCGAAGGGCGCCAAGCTCGAGCTCGACGTGGCCAGCTCGTGCGGCATCGAAGTGTTGTTCGAAAACCAGTTTAATCTTTGAATTATGGAAGAAAAACAAAAGGTGCAGGTCGTATTTGAGTTTGACCGGGAAGACTTTGAGTCGATCATGACACTGAAAAGTCCGGAGGAAAAAGAAACGGCGGAAGAGGTGTGGAATGCTATGGTTAAGGAACCGGTGGTTGTCAAGGTTGACTCGCTCGACGAAAGGGATAGATACGATGTGAAAGTTATTATGGTGAGTTGGGCGATGTATGCAATCGCCGATAGATTGGAGGAATGAACATGGCACAGGAAGTAACCAATTTCGCCCGGTTTTACGCCCTGTTCGGCAAAGTGCCCTATTACGGCGACCGGGAAGAATTTAAGCGCTCGATCGTGAGGCAATATACACGGAATCGCAC